TGCTCCCGCACCTCCCGTCAGCTCCTCGATTTTCGTCTCCGTGACGGCCTGGGAGCGGCTGTTGGAGATAAGCACGCCCATGAGCGTGACGGCCCCGGTGATAAGGGCGGTGATGACAGTCTCGCTCATGCCCCGCCCTCCCGCAGTATTGCCAGTATCTGCTCAAGAAGCGCGATTATCTGCGTATTGGCAGAGCCCGCCAAATCGCTGCACAGCTCCTCCGCCTCCATGGCCAGGGCGCAGCGCCGCTCCACATTGTTGATGGCGGGCTTTTCATACTCCCGGCAGATGCGCTCCGCGGCGGCGGGGATATCCTCCGTCCGGCAGAGGAAGGCGTAAAGCCCGGCAAAGTCGCTTTTAAGCTCACTGATGATAAAATCCAGCTGCATGTTTTTGTCGCCCACGCTCAGCCCCCTGCTTTTTGCAAAGTCGCTGAGAGCCTGTTTCCGGCTCCAGAAGGTCCACTGGGCCAGACCGTAGCCCACGCCGTCATAAACACAGGCGGCGGGGACAGTGTCGAATTTTGTAGTATACTCCGCATCGGAAAGCTCCGTCATGCCCCGCTGGGCGATATTGGGGACAAGGGAGCTTTCGGCCCGGAGATTGCCTATCATGCCGCAGGCCCCGGCATGGCTCAGACCTCCGCGGCGGAGCTTGTCGTATATCTCCTGCATATCAGCCAAGACCGCAGCGGCTCAGGAGGGCGGCGATTTTTTCATTTTTCATAAGCTTCTGCCGCTGGCCCTGATTCAGCTCATCCATAATCAGCTGCAGCGCGGCGGCGCTGTCCTCCGCCACAAGGCGGCTCTTGTCCTGCCATTTGTTTTTATACCACTTGCTCATCCTCATTCACTCCCAACATCTCAAGGGCGCTTCGCATATCCTCCATCTCGCTCAATGATTGGGCCAGCTCATGCTCAAGCTGGGCCGTATACAGCCCCTTGTAATCCTGCCAGGGGCTTAGCATCTCGCCCCTGAACTTTTCGCCGTCCTCACGCGCCCATGTCTCGCCGGGGGGCACATAGCGGTAGCCCTCGATAAACTCAGCGCACTTGCCCTCAAAGAAGGGCACATCAAGCTCACGCAGGCCCTCGGCGGGGAGAACATGGCACTTGTAATCATTATCAATATAGATTTTCATCTCTCCCCTCCTTATTCGAGTATAAGCTCGTCCACATACCAGTAGGTATAGCCATTGGAGGCTGTTATGTGGAGAGACACATAATATTCGCCGCGCAGTTCGCTTACATCAATGACTATGTCATCGGTGTATTTTCTGTCGCTCAGGTCATTGTAAACTATCTTCTTGTATGCCGCATAATTTCCCGACACATCCTCTTTTTGTGCCGCCGCCAATGAGGTCGATGCGCCCACATAGGCGGTGCGATAGCCCTGGTCGCCATTGTTCGCGTTATAGTATTCGCCGCGCAGAATCAGAGTATTGTAGTCAGTCAGGTCAATTTTTACGTTTGAATAGCCCTCTGTGGAAGCCAAAGCGTTAGTGCTCTGATACGCGGTCAGTACAAGCCTGTTATTCTCGATCTCCATGTTGTTCATGGTGATGTCGCTTTTATATGCACCATTGGCAAAAATAGTGAGATTATAGCTCAGCTCCACACTCTCAAACCAGCCCTCGGCGGTGATGCTCACGCTCTTGCTGTCGCTGTCTGTGCCGTCAGTGCAGCTGAGCGTCCATGTGCCGACGGCGGGAACGGCAAACACCCACCGGCCGTCTGTGTTCCCGGCAGTCAGTGTTATCGTGCCGTTGCTGCAAGTACAAGTGGAGCCTGCCGGATATGTAACGCCTATGGCGGCAAAGGGATTCGCGCTGCCGCTGTTGCTTTTTCCTGTCATGCAGCCACCTCCTTAAGCCAGCGGCAGACAGACTATGCTGGGGATAGTCACTGTTGCCGCGGGTTTGCTTCTGGCATAGATGTACACGCCGCCGGAATAGCTCTGCACCACAGGGGCAAAGTTTCCACTTCCCGCATCCGCGGGCGAAAACGCCACCATGGGGAAATGATTGGCCGTCACGCCGCTGCAGGCCACGGAGGCTCTGTAGCCGTAGCCGGCATAAGTGCTGCTGCTTTCCCATGCAGAGCTTGCGACAGTTTTGTTTGTGAAGCTCAGCGTCTTTGCGCTGGCGGCCAGCTTCGCCCTTGTGACGGCGGCATCCTTGATGTTGCCGGTCTGCACGGTGATGGGGTCGGCCCCCTCGGGCAGATGGCGCTGATTGTGATAGGGCATGTATGTAAGGGCCGCATAGAAGGTGGCCTCGGTGCCGGTGTAGCCCGCCTCCTGCGCCTTTTCAAAGGCCCCGGGCCCTGCCGGGCCAACGGCGCCATCCTTACCGGCAGGGCCGGTGATGTTGCGGATCACGGGGTTAGAAAGCCCACCGTCGTTTGTCCATGAGATATTGCCGTTTGCATCCACCGTGGGGATAAAGGTCGCGCCGGGCAGACCCTGCTCGCCGGGCACGCCCTGAAGCTGACCGTGATTGCGCCAGAGAAGATTTACCCCGTCCCAGACATACAGCTCATAGGGCAGCTCAGTGCCCACACTGTAAACATCGCCGGGGGCGGGCTTCGGGATAAGCGCCGCCAGCTCCCCGAGCGTACTGAAATGCCCAAGCGGAGACATGCCGGTGCCGTCCGCGCCGTCAAACTCGCCCCTGTCCGCCATGTCCTTCACCGCCTGGGCCAGCAGCAGGGCCTGTCTTGAGTTATAGTCCAGCTGCTCGGCAACGCTCATGGGTACTTCATGCAGCGGCGCGTCGATAAGCCCGGAGGCATAGACCCTGAGCATCACCGGCAGGGTGGTCAGGCGGCTTTCGCCCCTTGTGCCGGTGAGGTAGATCTCCCAGAGGCCGCAGCTGAGATTGAGACACTTGTCGGCAGTGATGCTGTCCTGCTCATCCAGCTGCAGGTCATAGACCAGCTCCCCGCAGCGAAAGTGCAGCCACTTTGAGGCCCCGGCCCAGTCCTCATCGGCGAAGTTCACCTTCGCCGTCAGATAGCTGAGTGTGTCGGCGGCCACGGCGGGCGTAAAGAGCTTGAGACTCTGGCCGCTGACATAAAATTCCATCATGTGTTTCCCTCCTCATTGAGCGTGAGCACAAGGCGCAGCAGATAGCGGCGCAGCTGCTGCAGCTGCTGCTCGGGGCTGCCCTGAAGCTCGGGAGGCAGTTCAAATATCCTTGTCATACATCGCTCCCTATACTTAAAATTTTTGCAATGGAGAAGAGGCGAAACTCCCCCTTCCCCTCCAGCCTTATGCGCAGATGGTCGCAGCGGCGGGGCCGCACGGGCACGGTGACGGTGCCGATGCCCCGGAAATTGATGCGGCCCTTGCGCTCCCAGATGCCGGAGGAATCGTACTGGACGTAGATATCCATCCATGCCCCCTCCTCCATCTGCAGGCGGAAATTATAGCGGGAGAGGTATTTTCTGTCCGGGTACTGGTAGCAGAGTATGCCGCTCTCCGCCATCCAGTCCACATGGCTCTCCTGCTCCCCCTCCGTGCCCATCAGGGCGTAGAGTCTGTTGTCCGACAGGGCGTAGAGCTCCGGGCCCAGCGCCGCAAAGTCCGTGACGCGGAGGGAATCCTCCTTTATCCACAGGCCCCGGGCCATGTCGTAGACCAGAAGCTCATAGTCTCCGGCGGCGTTTTTCATGGAGATGTAGTAGCGCTCGGCTATTGCCCCGGCCACAGCATCGCTGTAGCTTTCATCCCCCAGCGCCTCGGACACGGTGAGGGGAAAGCCCCCCTGATAGGAGCAGACCGCGCCCCGGGCCTTGTAAAACAGAGTTTCGTTTAGCACCGCAAGGCTCTTGTGGCTGCCCTTTTCCACGCCGCGGCAGACAGTTTCCGACACATGGTGGGCGCCCACTGCGGAGACGGAGATGCGGTGGATGCGGTTTTCCTTGAAGAAGGTGGGGTAGCCCATGAAGTTCACAGCCCCCGTCCATGGCCCGTCGGAGCCCACGGAGGCGGTCCAGCTGTCGGAGGCCAGACCCTGATACTGCCGCCAGTTTTTGAAGTCGCCCAGCGCGCAGCAGTAAAGCTCGTTGAGGCTGTCGCCGTATCGGCAGCCCCAGAGCCTGTTGCGGCACTCGATGACATAGTCCATGTCCGGCACCCTGCGGGAAAGGGAGATGCTGCCATTTTCCTGGGTGAAGGCTTCGTCTATAAGGCCGGGGAAAACGATGTAGTCCGGCTTGTCCTCCGCCCCGCCAAGGGCGGTGATAAGCTTTGTGCCGTTGAGCTCTTCAAGCTCCGCGCCGCTTATCTCCACACCGTCGTCCTTTTTAAAAAGCGCCGGTATCTCGCCGCAGGAGGCAAAGCTCATGCG